GGACTCCCTTACCGGTCGCTGCGGATACATCAAGGACAGTTTTGAGCGCGTCCTGTGCAGATGCCAGATCGCCAGTACCACGGACAAGGCTGGCAAGAGCTGGACGAAGCTCATCGTCAGCCACCGCTGCCGACATGGACAGCGTGCTGATGAAGTCCTCATTGGCTTGGATTTGTTTTTCGGTTGCACCAGTAGTCGCTTGAAGTTGGCGCGCAAGCTGAGCCTGTGCAGCCTGATCTGCAGCTGCAGCCTTCGCAGTAATAACTAGCCCTGCACCTAACCCTGCGAGCGCAGCGGTTGCCGGCAGGAATGCTTTCTTCATTGCGAAAGCAGCCTTCTCCGAATTGGTTTCTAATTTCTTGAACTCCTCAAAAGTTTTCTTGAGTCCGTCACCTTGGAAGTCGGTGATGATGGGAATGCGAATAGCCATTACTTGCCCTCACTTCTTGCGATTGCTTCTGCGAGTAGTCGCTCAGTTTTCCAGACGAGACCTTGGATCTCATGCTCGAGGATTGACTCATAGCTTTCAGCGGTTGGATACATGTAGCGCGACGCGCGACCCCAGTTGATGTTGAGGTTTTGGATCAGCGTGTTGTTCCATGTGTATCGGTATTCCTTGCCACCATAGACACGCTTCTGAACTGTTCCATCTTTGGCTTGGTTTCGTCCAGCCATGTCAAAGATCTGACCCCATGTTTCGTTTGACTGAAATACGAACGCGCCAAGAGTCTCGTACTGTGCGCCTTTTTCTAGGTTTTTTTTTCGTGCGCGTCGAGTGTCAATTTTGACATTGATTTTCTGGTCCACTTTGGATCCGTACCACGGTCCACCGCGTCGCCACTTGCGATACATGCCAGACAGTGGTGGCTCGCCCGGCACGGCAGTTCGCGCAGTTTGAACCATCGGCAAAGTGATGCGCTTGTAGTCGCGCGTAATTTCGCGACGAAGATCTGGTGCGAGTTTGTTTAGTTGTTTGAGGGTCTCTTTGATCCCATAAACCTCTAAGCCTGTTCTCGCCATGATGTCACTTCCTGTTTCTTTCCTCTAACACAGTAGTGACAGTGAGCAGGTCGGCAGTGTCAAACTCTTCCTCGTAAAAGCGCGGAGCCCACGAAAGAGCAACTAGCAATTCTGCTAGGAGCCTTCGGTGAGTTCCGCGAGGATAGGGTTTTCAATTTCCTCAGCAACCACCTCAACGGCATCGAGTTTTGCAATGAACTTGTCAAACTCACCCGGCACCACGATCTTGGCTTGCTTGGATGCTTCCCACGCTAAGAACGCGAGATCCTCAACACCGATACCGTTCGCCATGTCTGACGCTTTACGCTTGAACCTTCGTTCCCATGCAACCAGTGTCACCAGATTGGTGGTCACTTCGTAGGGTTCCTTGCCTGCTTCTGTCACCTTTAGGTGCAGTTTCATTTCTTCTCGCTTTCGTGTCGGACCGGTGCGCGGTCAGTTATTAGCTTTCGTCAGATGTGTAGACACCACCATTGAATGTCACCGAGATCGTCCCGAGAGCACCCAAAGATGTGACTACTGGCAAAGCTGCCAAGAATGTTCCAGTGAAAGTCAAGCCCGGGTTCGTTGCCGAGTCGGCTCCGACTGCAGGCTTCACGATCACATTGGTGGATGTGCCGACCAGGCTCTTGAGCGTTGCCCAAGTTTCGGTCGCTGCGAAGCTTGCGTAGAAGTCGAGTGTGACTGAGTGTGATCCGAGTCCTGACACATACTTGCGTGATGTGTCGCCGAAAGCGGTTGCTTCGAGCTGGTCGTAGTTGATGTTCACGGTCGCGCCGGTGCACTGATCGCTGAGATCCACTGCATTGACGGTGACTACTGGTGACGAGAGATAAGTGCTAGTTGCCATGATTACTCCTTGGATGCTTTCTTAGGTTTAGTTTTAGCAGGTTTTTCTTCTTCTGTGGTTGATACTTCGGCGCGCACAATAAAGCCACCAGCAAGCAGAGCATCAATGTTGATGCCATCCTTCGGTGTGTACGGATCACCGATCTTGCCTAGGCGCTCGGATGCGATGAAGAAGCTCATGCGGTCTGCGCCTGTACTTCGATCATCATTTCGTATGCCGGCAGGACTACTCCACCGACATCAACGCTGGTCGGGGATCCTGATGTTGCTCCGACATTCGCGGTCATTACCGATGCAGCCATGTTCAAGATGTTACCCAAAGCGTCTGAGTTGCCCGGACCCATTGAGATGATCTGGACAGGGAATGTCATCTTGGCGATGTTGTAGTTCCACATCGTGAAAGACGGAGCCGAAATGAACACGCACGGCGGACGCAAGTTTCTGGGATCGGTGACAATTGGCAAGGATGTTGCCGTCCCTAATTTTGTCGCCAACGCGCTCATCGCATTGTTGAAGAGATCGGTGTAGTTGGAGATGGTCATGCGCAGGCTGGGCGATCAATGCCGAGAAGTTGTTTGATCTGTCCGTTCATTCCGACGACTGGTGTCTGACCCATGTCCTGATATGAGCTGAACACATCAACGGTCCCTCGAGATTTATAGAGCATGCCGGCATACATAACCGTGCCAAGATACACATCTTGCGATGGCACGGTCGTGAGCGAGTCCCCGGTGTACCCTGCCTCAGCTCTGCGCCTACTGCAGAAAGCATTCGATGCAGCTGCACAAGTTGTCACAAAAGCCTGATCGCCAGCCGTTGCAACGGAGATACCGAGCCAGTCGAGCACATTCTGCTGTGTGATCCATGTGCAGGTCTGGGTGTATGTGACCGTGCCGGTCGCAGCTACACGCGAGACATCGCTTGCGGTCTTGGCGTAGAGGACCTGATTTGGGATTGGGACATTGAAGTCGTATAGCAGATCGCCTTCGCTGTCGATGCCAAGGTACTCAAACTCCGGAAGCGCATAGACGGTGTATGTGCCGTTGAATGTTGCATCAACTGATGTGACTGTGATGGACTCGCCGACTGCAATCTCGCTCGGTGTGAGGAGTTGCAGTACGGCGTAGTTATCCAGTAGGTACTTGAAAGTAACGCTGTAGGTTGCCATGAGCGGAAGCTCCGCTCTCGACTAAGCCTGTGTGATCTTGCGGATCATGCTGGAGTTTGCAGCGAATGTTGCTGCATATCCGAACACGCTCATTTGGCGACCCAAGGTTGAAGGTACTTCAACGCTGAGCAAGCCACGATCCTGACGATAGATCTCAAATGCGTTCTTGTTCATGATGACCATGGTCTTCGCTGCGAACTTGTTGTCCACGACAATCTCAAGACCGAGTGGGTTCATGCCCGACCATGAAGTTGCTGAGCCTGCGCCGAGTGAGTTCTGACCGTTCAATCCCGGTGCACCGAGTGCTGGGAAGATTGGACGCTTGTTGCTGTCTACAAGTGAACCCATCAACGCCCATGTCGCTGGGTCTACGAAGATGTGCGTCGGCAAGTAGTTCGTAGCTTGTGAGATGGTGACTGCTGAATCGTAGATCGACTTGATCAAGTCTTCTGGAGTTAGGTCCCACACGCCATCGGATGATGCAGCTGCAAGCAAGTTGTCTGCAGCGTAATTGTCAATCGCGGTGAGGTACTGACCAGCAAGATCTTGAATGATGATCTGCATTGCGTTCGGATCTGTAAAGTCGATTACTTGGTAACTGAGCTGGGCTTGACCCGCAAAAGTCACTTTGCTAACCGTGTTCGCTGCAATCACGGCAGTCGTTGCCGATACTGCTGTGAGTTCGGTTGATTGCTGTGCGACCGTTGGGTGAGTCGTCCAAGTTGGGCGAATGAAAGTTGCACCGCTATTGCCGTTCGGCATTGCGCGTGTACCAAGTGCATTCAACACTGGAGCAATGTAGTTGATATCCGCAAAGACAGGTCCCAAAATTGGAACAGGGACTATACCGGCATCATTGCTGAGCACATTGTCTCCAGCTGCTGCTTCGATGTCTGACTTGTGATAGGCGCGGTAATCGTTCCATACGCGGTTCGCGTTGGCTGCAACTTCTCCGCCCTTGTGCATTGCTGCAACAAACTCTGCTGCACTTGGCAAGCGTGGCTCACGCTTTGCTGATGCGAACATTGGGGTCGGGATTGATGCCTCGACTGGTGCTTGTACTTCGGTTGCTTCTGACATTTCTTGCTCCTGTTCTTGGACTACTTCTTGAGTATTGCTTATTTCGGGATCTGGTTGGTGGATACTCGCAGCGATATCTGTGATCTGAGCTCCTGCGAATGCTGGGATGGCAACCACCGACAGCTCGCTCCACACAGCAGCGCGAATCTCCATCGTGCCGGCTTCGTCGTAGCTGAACTGTGTCGGGGTGATCCCAATGCTTACACTGTCAAGCACTCCGTCTTTCATAAGAGTGAGCGCTTCGTTGCCCATCTGAGTGTCGCTGATTTTGGCAGTGAAGAGCATTCCGTCCGGCGTGGACTGGCGACCCGTCACGATTCCGATCGCCATATCAGTCGAATGATTCATCAGCAGACGAGGAGCCTTGCCATCAACTGGAAGAGCTCCCTCAAGTACGCGGACCGATGTTCCGTCCGAGACCGTTGCTTCTACGCCATAGGGAACTGCGATGCCGGTGATGGTGCGTCGTGGCTGACCGTCTGGTCCAGCTGCATCGATGCTGACTGATTGCGCTGTGAATTGAATCATGATGCGATTTCCTCTTGTGTGTTTTCTTCCGGCATGTCTTCTCTGTCCATTGTGTCGGCAAGATAATTTTCTTCGAGATATTCGTGAGCGTCGAACTTCACCATCGTTCCTCTTGGCAATACATTATCCATTGAGAGTGTGTTGGCGATGCATTCTGCGTAAGCCTTCACGCCGAAGATGTAAAGGTCCGCGCGTGCTTGCTGTGATGACTGATAGGAGTATGAGCCTGTGCTCACGCCGACAAGGTATGGCGGAACATTCGTTAGTCGCGCACATTCAAGTGCTTGATAGTTCGCAGCGTCAATGAGGAGCATCTTGTCTGGTGTTGCTTGTGATGGCTCAAAAGATAAGAACTCATTGAGAACAGCGATCTGATTGAGTTTTCTCGCCGACTCAAACTGCGCGCCGATGGAACTGAGCTCACTCGGACTGAGGGGCTCGCCGCCAGTCTGCCGAAGGACTCCCGACGGAATCAGCGATTCCGCATTGCGATACCTACTGGACTCCAGCTTGAGTGCAGTGTTCACTACTCCGGGCGATTGATAGATGATGCCTTGGATGCCTGAGATGAATTGCACGACATTGCGATAGTCAAGTTCTTGTCCGAGGAAGTAGAGCTCTTTGGATGGTGCAAAGAAAACGGGACCGGACTGATCGCGACGGGTGATGGATCCGGCTGGGAGCCTCTCGAACTCCGAGGGATAGCCATCTTGAGTTCTTGCTGTGATGGCGAGGTAGCCCACGCCATAGAAGAAGATGTCGTCAAATAACCAGCTAAGGAGTGTGGAGTTCGGGATGGATGGCGACATGCGACGAAGCCAGCTACGCGGAGCGAGTCGAATGGTTTCCATTTCTTGTGTTTGTTCGTTCCATGTTTCTTTGTACATGATCAACGGCATGCAAGAGATCACGGATGCCATGAGATCGCGTGCGCGTGAAATTGCTGGAACACTCATTGCGCGATTGCGCGCTTCGCCTTCTTGGTAGGTGTAGTAAGCGCCGATCATTGATTGACCGGTGTATCCACCACCTGCTGCAGCTGCTTTGCCTACTGGCTCAGAGATTGCAGCTTTAGATACTTTGCGCTCGAATAATGCCATGTCTTCACTCTTCCATAGATGGGTCGGCTTTTGGTGGAGTCGTGCATCGGGGGACCTTCTCCGACGAAAGGGTGACACACGACTCCGCGCGTATCTTAGTTGGCAACGACGACAAGCTGTGGCTTCCCTCGGCTGTGTTTGTTGCCGGCAACAATTGCGCTTGAGAAGATCATCGTCCGACAGAGTTCAATCGGTCCGGGCGAACGCTGAGAGCTGACTGCGATAGAGCCTTGTGTGCGAACTGAGACAGCGCGAACGACATGCTCTGCTAATGCCATCTCTCCTGTGTGCACGATCTGTCGTTCACGGATCAATCCTTGAACTGCTGGAGTCCACTTCAAGATCTCTGCATAACCGACGACGACACGCCGACGCTCGATGGATGGTGGGCATTGGAGATCAATCGTTGGAGTGAGCGCGAATTGAATGCTCTGATCTTTGGCAAGGTTGGCGATGTGATCCCAGAGCTGTGTCTGTGTGTCGCAAGTGAATGCGACAGTGACCCCGATCCGACCGTCCGGCAAAAGCACTGATCTTGTGGCGTAGTAATGCGAGTCATTGAAGTCCACCTCAACGGCAACTACTCCACCAGCTGGAAGTGGCTCAGAAGTGACAAGCTGCGACCAAAGACCTTGAGGAAGCCATGACCGATCAGTCGCGATCCAAAGATTCACGCTCGAGCGTAGGAAGGATGCGCGGTCGGGGAGCTGTGCTTCTGACTCGATGGTGGACATCTCGAGCGTCTTGCCGAGCGCAGGGTTCGCATACGCCCACGCGATCGGATCCATCGGATCAAGATCTGGTGGTGGAGACCATTCACGGAAGTGGAAGTTCGTCGGTTGATGTGTGTCAATCAGACGAAGACCCATCTCTCGATAGCGCATCATGACCTTGGATTCTTCTGTGCCGGCAGTGGACCACATGCTAAGAAGAGGGAAGCGTCGTGCGCGCATAGTTGGCGTGATGCCACCGTCAATCACTTCTTCGTCAATTCCCCACACTTCGTCCACCAGCGCCAGATCCACCGAAAGACCGTGCGCTGCATTGGGCTTTGCTGATCGGACCAGAAGCTTGGATCCGTCTGGAAGTTTCGCAGCAAGACGACCGTAGGAGCGCGTGAGTTTTGCGTCAAAGTACAGCTCAAGGATGTCAGCAATTTCTTCATAGATCTGTGCTGCAGAGTCGAGTCGGTGTGCCATCAAAAGCACGGTCTGCTTCTCTCCACGAATCTTTGGCATCTCGGTAAGCCACCAGCCCGAAAGCGCTCTCAAAGCAACTGACTTTCCTTGTTGGCGCGCGCATGAGACCAATGAGGTTCGAGTCACAAGCTCAACGCCGGCATCATCAGCGAAAGCCAACTGAT